CAGCCACTACCGCTGGATCGCCTGAAGCATCCCAAGTTATCAATTCGCCATCGGTTCCAGCGGCTATTTTGGCTAAAGTAACGGCATCGTCTCTAATTGAAGCCGTTGGTACTCCTACGGTCCCCCCAACCTTAAATCCAGCTTCCAGATTAGGGACACCTGTGCCACCACCTGTGATGGTTAAATCTGTGTTATCAGACTTACTTGTGACAGCGTCCGCTTTTAAAGTACTCATATTATTACCAATGTTCCCTCTACCGTTAAAGTGATACCACTACTTACAGAAAGAGGTCCTGTTGCAGAAGCGTTTTCAGAAGAAGTAATAGTTACACTTGCATCAAGAGCCAGCTCATTTATTCTGAAAATATCACCTGCGCTGGAACCTGTTGCACCATTATCACCTTTATAGTATCCACCACCAACGCCAGTTAAATTTCCACCACCGCCATAATACTCTGCGGCACTAACATTGCCACTAAACTCAGCAGCAACACCTGAAACTTTGGTGGTAAATGACCCTGTTGAGGCCACAAAATTGGTAGCACTCACACAGGCAGAATAAGAACCCGTGGCACCATCAACATCACCTGTAACGTCGCCAGTAACGTCACCACTTAAATTACCATCAAAAGTGGCTGCACTCACTATCCCAGAAAACTCTGCGGCAACACCAGAAACCTTAGTGGTAAAAGAGCCTGTGACTGCGACCAAATTTGTTACTGAGGCGCAAGTGGGAACCTTCAAATTATTGGCTGTGAAATCACTAACTGAGGTGCTGCCTGAACCTGAGGTACCATCTATAACAGAGGTGGCATCACAAAAGAGAACCATTGTAGTTCCCTGATCGATTGTTGTACCGTTAGTTTCTGAGGAAGTCTTAACCTTTAGGGTAAAGCTCCCAGACGTATTGTTGAAAACTTGATAACGACGAGACTTAATAGGGACATGAACAGCAATATTACCTGTCAACGTCCCTGTGTATATGTGATTTGCGTTAAGAGCTTCGGCATCTGTAAGAGATACATTCGCATCCCCAGCAACCGATTTAGATAAGGTACCCGCAACTGCCGTGTCAAAACCGTCAGCACCTGTATTTAGAGTGGTCCCCCAAACATTTTCTGAAGCGCCTGGAGTGGGTTTTGCAATACCTAAATTGGTCGTATTTGCCATTTATCACGTTAGAACAAACATGGGGTCTAAATTCCCAGGTTCTTCTACCCTCATAAGTATTTGATCATCATTCATAATAACAAACATGACTCCTTTATACAAAAATCTAGTGCCCGTATGTTTACCATAGCATACATAATCTCCAAGGGAACACCAAGGTCCCTTAGGGAATCTCTGTTTATCTTGATATGAAAGATCGCCTAAGAGAACAACGCGACCTACCGTTGTAAGATATTGCACATCATCTTTAGTTTTATCAGGAAGTATGATCCCTCCTTTTGTTGTAGACCTAATGGCTACTGGCCTAATAAGAATACGATAATTAGGGAGTATAGGTAGCGGTTTGGGGTCTTTTATGTTGTCGTCAGTAATCCATTGATCATTGGTGACAGCGCCACCCATATGAGCATGTTGCATTAGTCTTCCTCTTCTTCCTTAAGATATCTCTGAAGCGCAGTATTTACAATTCCTGCAGCCATGTCAAGACCATACAATACACCAACTAGATTTCTATAGTCGGCATAAGTATCAGAGGCACCTGAAGCCAAAGTATCTTTTACTTGTTCCTTGGCCTCATCAATTGCCCCAAGAATGTCGCTGGTAATCAATTCTGTTTAGAAGAGTATACACCATGACGAGGGTACTCTTTGCCAGTATGCTCATAAGTCCAGTCAGGACTACCCCTTAAAGAGGCCCTCTTTGTCCTGTGAGACCACTTGTCCTCAGGAATTTGCGACCAACTAGAAACTTTAGACTTGTTGCGCTTCTTTGGCCCCGAAATTTGGTTAGCTTTCATTGGTTCCTCCGTTTTTTACGTTTACGCCTTAACTTACCATCACCTTCTTCTTCAATCAAGTAAAGAACCTGCATGTGTTTCTGAGCTTTTTTCTTGTCTCCATGAGTTCCCTTTACCTGACCTGACCTCGTATTCAAAACAACGTAATTATTCCCACGCTTCTTTATAGCGTATGGCACTTATTCCTCCTATAATTCACTCATTTTACGCAATTCAGCAGCTAAAGCTTCCATTCTTTCTGTAATGCTATTTGTCTCTCCCTTGTCTATAAAACCTAAATATTCATCATGTTTTAAAAACTCTTCTGCTGCTTCTTCCCATTTACCTGCATTAATAAAATCAATAGTATCGCCAGACCCAGTTATGCCTCCTCTATATGCAGATTGAATTAATTGAGCCTGTAATTCAGCGGGCAAATTGTCAAAGTTAGGAATTTGTTTCCTTACAACTTCTCGCTTTTCAGATATGTGATAATCTCTTAAAGCATCTCGATGTTCATCGCTTAATCCTATGTCAACTTCTTTGGTGTTTTTTATATCAAGTAAACCCTCTTCTAATTTAGTAAGAACTTCCTGAGGAACACCTAAATCTTTAAGCATTTTAACACTGTCTTTATTGACAAGATGTCCAATACCTAAAGTAGGATTCTCATCGATATCTAAATATAAAGTATTATTAATTCCTTCATACTTATCAATTAATTCAACTACTCTATTTTGGTGATCATCTTGAAGTTCCTGAGGGGCTGGCAGGGGAACTTCAGCAACAGGCTCTTTGGCTCTGTAGGCAGCTTCCTCGTCAGCTAAGTCTTCAGCATACATTTCGGCTGGATCAAGTTCTTTTGGTTTAGGTGGGGTTGGCAAGGGAACTTCATCTTTTAATTCACCTGTAGCGATCTCCTCGGCCATAGCTTCGCCAGCGGCTTCTAATGCTTCCTTAATTGGTTCCTCTTCTACTTTTACTTCAGGGTAGAAAGGAGATTGGGTTCCAGCATAGGCTTTTATCTCTTCTCTTGCTGCTTCTCGTTCTGCGTCAACATCACCACCTTCCTCGTAGTTGATGCCGTCATCGTAGTTCATGATCTTGTCTTGAAGAGCATAGAAAGTGGGAGCATCTTTAATTTGTATTTCGCCACCTTCCGCACCCTTAAAAGCTTCTGGGAAGACTTTAAATAGTTCGCTATCTTTGCTAAATGTTATTTCCATATCCTTAGCTAAGGCAGCAACAAGTTTTGCATACTCTATGATCATTTTTGTTTTTCTGTCTTCAGCATCTCTCATTGCATTATAGCCAAGGGTAGCACCTTCCTTCATGGAAAGATTCTGGACACGTTGCTCTTCGATATCAAGTTTGCGGTTATCCAGAACAATCTTGGCGGCCTTTTGTGTGGCATCCACTTGAGCTTCTTGCGCCCTTAGTTGAAGGTCACCCTTTTGCAACTCTAGAGATTGTTGCTCAACAGAACCTTGTTGCTGTCCAATTGCAGCCATTTGCGCCATCTCTGTTAGCTGTTGTGCCGCCTGTGCCTGGGCAAATTCATCAGAGGAACCATCTTGGCCCACCATTGCCATCATTTCTTCCTGATACTGCAGCAGCATGTGTTCCGATGTGTTGGCCTGAATGAGGGGAGCCATCTGAGGGAACGCAGGATTTTGCTGTTGCGCTGGATTATTCAAGAAGGCATTGTTGAAGGTGATGTGTGCCTGATGATTTTGTTCTGGAAAAGCTTTAATGGGTTGACCTTGAGACACAGAGATGATATCAGCCATAGGACTCTGAGGTTTAGGCTTGTGCGGAGGTGGCATCAAGCGATCTACATTTTCGATGTTTGATGACTCAAGGATCATCTTGTGGACTTCGCGAATATCGTAAGTTCCCACGGGAGCCTGAGACGACAACTGAAGAGCCATTTGAGCTAGGGCAAGTCTGTGAGTAGCAGAAGGAATATTAGGATCAGATATGGGAAGAACATCTACGCGCCCATCGAAATCCTCCTTGAATATTTCTATGCTGCCATCAGCAACATCCATGCCCATAGTGGCAGGAAGATACTCATAGTTGACTCGCGCTAGAACCCTAAATTCATCACGTTGGCTCTTATGGAGACGCTTATGAATAGCCGTAAAGAATTTGGCCGACTGCTCAATAAGAGCCATAGTGGTGCCAACAGGACCATAGTTACTACTGTCGGCAATTATCTGCTCTGTCGTATCCGCAAATTTTTGGCCCGCTCTAGTGACAAAGTCCAACATATTATAAAGAGTTTGACTGGGCTCCTTATAGGGAAGAGCATAAAAGCTTTTGTCCAGTTGTTGACCAGTGCTCTCCACTTCGCGCCATTCGCCAGGACCTATAGGGTCTTGGTCCCCAACAATCCTAACGCCCCTTGCCTTGAAACCGCCCGGAAGATTCGCAAACTGGCCAGCATCAATCAGGGCTCTCATAGCCGCCGTAGCAGTAAGAGTTAGGTTACCGAGAAAATGTATATAACCGAAGCCGTAAAAACCAAATCCTGGTACAAACTGATAGTGAATAAAATGTTCCAGGCGAATATATTGTGGGTCATCTTCTTCCCAATTTCTCCTAATAGAGAGACATTTTTTTGAATCTTCATCAATGGTGACAACATAAGGTGCGGCAACAGGTGTTTCAAAGTCTCCCTCCAACTCTAAGTAACAATGTTGTTCCAAGAGACAATACTGAGGATCGCTTGAAGGATCATAAGAAAACCCTAGAATTTCATCCAACTTGGTGGATATGTCAGATCGCTCTTGTGAATTGGGCTCCCCAAGATCACATTCACGATACATATCAGCAGCAATATCTCTTTTAAGATCATTAGACGATCTGTAAATTACATGGGTGAAGCGATCTGCCCTCTGAAGATTGGGAGCATTAAAGGGAACATAAAATTGATCTACAGAAACAAACTCACAAGTGGGTCTTGAGGACGCAGCATCATAATAGACTTTCTTGAAGGCGGAACCAAAGATAGGAAGTTGAAAGAGAAGACGCTCAAATTCATCAAAATACTCAGGCATCATCTCTGAGATTTCATAATTCATAAATTCTTTTACGCGCTTGGCTTGAGCTTCCTTTTCGGGAGTCGCCTTACCAATTATCTGGGTTTTAACGGGACCCTTTGGGGGAAGAAGTTCCTGAGAAGCCTTAGATTGAAACTTGACTGCATTCTCTATGATGAGAGGATGAACAGCGGTACAAGCGCCCTCAAAAGGTTCACTGGTCTCTTTTAGCTTGAGGCCAAGCAGTTCAAAGCCTTTCTCAAACATTTGTTCCCAATCCTGGCGGGAATCTTTGTCATCTTGATATTTTTGGTAGACCTGATGAGCTATCTCTTCCAACTCACGCTCATCTATGTAAAGCGCCAAGTTATCAGAGTGAGCTACAACTTGTTCCTCTTGCTCAACAACTTCTTGAGCATCACCTTCAATCACTATAAATTCTGTGTCAGCCAATTTAAATCCTCCAGTAGCCTGCGATGGCTTTCTTTTTGGGTGTATCGAACTCTGGATCGTGGGGATGTTCCAACCTCCAAGACTCTTTCATCCACAAAATAGCCATTGTCATAGCGTCAACTTGGTCATCGTATCTCGCAGTCGGAAATCCCCCACTCTCCATTACAAGCTCCTGCGCCCATCCCTTGTCTGGGACCCAAATGCGTCCCGATTCCAACAAGGGTGTGGCTGCATTCACTCTACTTACTTTATCACGATCTGGAGTGTATTCCAAAATAGGAAGTCCCGCTCTCCTTAAGTCTTGAATAAGAGATTGCCCCGACGCTTTCTTTTCAATTAAGACCATATCAGGTTTATGCTTGTCAAATAAGTCCTGTGCTGTTGACCTTAGCTCAGGATACTCCATGCGTTCTCGCACATTAGACAGTAGTATTAAATTAGATATCCACCTTTCCACTCCTTCGGAATCTTTTTCCATCACCTCAAAGATGCCCCAGGTTTGCATGACCGAATAGTCTGCGGTACTCCTCTTGGAGAAGGCAGTGTCCATTGTCTGCAAGATGTAGCTACATTCGGGCGGATCATCCTCGTCCCACAGTCTGAACCAATCCTTTTTTATGAGGCCACCCTCTTGAGGTTGAGGGTCTTGCATATAGAGACTTTGCCAATATTGAGCGCCGTTGTTTCTCTTTATTTCATCCTCTTCTCCCCTTAAGATGGCGTCAGGCTTCCACTCAGGAAAATAACTTGTGCCTACAGGAAGTTGAAGAAGCTTGGCAGAGTCCTCATCTACCCAAGCAGGAATCTTTAAGATGTCCCATTCGCCCTCATTAGCATTGGATAAGAGCCACCCTGAAATGTCATCCTCATGAAATCGTGTGTTGATGATCACTATGGCTCCCCCAGGCATGATGCGTGTCCTTAGACCTGAGGGATACCAGTTCTTTATGTATCTGCGTCCTGCCTCAGAGAAAGCATCTTCTTCGGACATTACATCATCGAGGATGGCTACATGAGCGCCACGACCTGCGATCTGGGTCTTTACCCCTGCAGCAAAGTAGGTCCCCCCTTGATTGATCATAAATTTGCCCGCACTACGAACATCTGATCTAACTTTGACATCAGGAAATATGGATTGAAAAGTCGAGGAACCGATGAGATCGCGCACACTACGGCCAAAGTCAGTGGAAAGCTGATCCGAGTGAGAGATGGTGAGGATTTCTCTTTGAGGATATTGACCTATGTACCAAGCGGGGAACAACTTTGAGCAAAGGAGAGACTTACTGCTACGAGGAGGAAGAAACACCATGAGGCGCTTAAGGTTGCCATCCCCTATTTGTTGTAGCTTATCACTTATAATCTTTATGTGTGCACCCATCCTGAAGTCATGCACAAGCTCAGGGGCAACCAGCTTCACAAAAGATAGAAAGTCGGTCCTACTTTGATGCAGAACCAGATAGACTAACTTATCTCTTAGCTCATTTTCCGCCGTCAACAACCTTAAAGCCTATGACTTCTGCAAGACGATGAATATCCCTCTTGACCTCTTCGGGTTCATCGCCTTTGGTAAGTTGGGTAACCTTCTGCTCTGAGCGATCAACAAACATCCCCAGGTGCTTGCCTACCGACTCCATTGCCCTGTTGGCGTTCGTATAGTCGGACTCTTGCATGGCAGCATCATACACCTCCAAGATTCTGTCGATCACCTTCTCTGCATTAACCTTTATGTCTTTCAATGCTTGCTCCCTTATTTCATTAATTCTAATTTGAATTAGAGGTTTTTCGAAGAGACGATTTGCCCCCGCTTTAAGACGCTTACTTTTGTATCCTGACACCTTAAATGCGTGTTCAGGATCACCCGTCTTCATGTACTCAAGGCAGAACTTCTCTTGGCGTGGCGTAAGACCCCCAAATTCCCATATCTTTCGTTGACTTGGGTTTTCCAGCACGCCTTTTCTCCTAGCTAATTCTGCCCTGAGGTGAACAATATCTGATCCGCATGGTTTACTTCTCCCCTGTAAGAGGAACCTGTAATGCTCTACAAGTTCCTTCACGGACAGTTTACCATATTTAAGATGCGGTCTCATCTAGGACATTATGTAGGTGAATGCCCACTTTAGCAAGCCTTGCGGCATCAGTAGTTCTCCATTGTTGTAGTTCACTTTTATTCACCCCATAAATTTTTACGCCAAAAGGTTCTAAGCCATCCCTAATACGCAAAAGTTCTGACCGCCAATTATAGCTGGTGGGAAGCCTCTTCTCCTTTACCGCCTGATCCACATTAAATTGGTCAGCAGAGGGAATACAGAACCACTGGATCATCTGCTCATAGGTCCCCTCAAAGAATGTGGGCTGACCCTTGTCCTTTAGGTGCGCCAGGGTCTTCATTATGGTCCTAGCCAAGTAGTTGGTCTCCACGAGGTATCCTGAAGTGCCAAGGCGGTTCTCATTATATATGCGGGTGAACTCCCCTGGCTCCCATCCCAAGTGCTCTGCTGCTGCCTCTGCCCACTTGGCGACCTCATTAAATCCCTTGGTTGCCCCTATCTTTACGGTATCAATATTTTTATGGCAAACCACCAAGGCATCCAAGAGACCACCAAGTATTTCGGCATTATCCTTGGCAAAGTTTTTCTTCACTTCAGATATTCCCTTGCCATTCTTATCGTCAGGTATTCTATCAAGGTGAAGACTTATGACCCTTCGAGCCAGATCATCCCTGTTGACCAAGTTGGGAATACCATTAAGAATTACGGGCCGTGTCACCGTATACTGATAGAGTTCCCCATTGGTGTATAGGGATCGCTGCGATACAGAAAGACCCGTACTCAATTTACATAGAGAATCAGATATATCCCACTTAAGACCAGAGATATTGTCAAAAGCCAAAAGATGCCTGTGGCGGGCGGTTGTTCCAATATCCGATTCCTTCTTTGGTAGAGATGCAGGAGTATCATAATGGGGGTCCAAGAGGGTCATAAGAATATCAGATAAGGTTGTCTTACCCGATCCCTGTTGTCCCGAAATCACCAGTATAGGGTATTCCTTTTCGTCGCGCAATACGGACAGCATGAACCCCACAAGAAGTTTCCACTGATCCTCATCGCCATAATTTATGTGTTTCTTGAGAAGCTCCAAGTTTCCACCCTTCACAGGATCAGGATAGCGACTTACAGACATTTCGCGCACCAGGGGAACCTCCTTGGGACACTCATCCTCTATGCTCCAGCCGTCACGGGAAACCTTTATGTAGCGCCACTTTTTGTCGCACATACTGAACCATGTATTCTTCTTGTAGTGCTTCACTCTTACTGAGGGATTCAACTTGGGACTTGTTAGGCACTTGCCTTTGAACCAATCCACTATTGCTTCTGTTGAACCCTTGGGTGGAATATCCTCATGCATATTATAGTAGAAGTTTTGTACAAAAGCCCTGAAGGTTGAGCCTTGCAACTTGGTTATTTGGGTCCTACTTTCCCAGGGAAAGCGAACATAAAGCATTTCATCGCGTGACTGGAACAAAGAAATCTTATCTTCTATTGCTTCTACGGTACGGGTGGTCATATTAGGCATTGTATTTCCTTTCGGTCTATGTTAAGACTACGGGGCACAGGGAAAAAGCGCCGCTAGTTGAGAACCATTCTCATGTAGAGACAGGGTTTTTGGCTGGCGGCGTTCCTTTTTGGGCAACCTGGGCGCTTGGTGGGCGCTTGGGTGGGCGGATTTCAGGGGAGATTTCCCTTTGTTTTCAACGAGTTGGGCGAATAGGGCAGATTGGGCGCTACAAACTCTCATTTCCTGAACATAGCATCTTACGGGACCCCTGTCTATATATAATTTACTCTTAAAAGAAAACAGCGCCCTATTCGCCCTATTCGCCCAGAGCATTGATATTAAAGGATAAAGTGGCAAAATGAATCGCCCAGGTATCGCCCACCTTCGCCCAGGTAGCGCGCAAAAAATTTTAAGTGTGAGGAGGGAACTGCGCGACAAGACCCTAAAAACTTGTCTACTGGGCCACCCGAAAAGAACCAGGAGTTCAACCCCCTCACCCCGTCATTATAAGTGAGGACCCTGGAAATGTCAATAAAAAATTTTTGGGGTAGGGACCCTATTATGTTTTGTGCTCCTTTACAGGCTGTCCTATCTATACCTATACGCACGCACCTGCCGCATTTTTCCCCCTCCCCCTTCGCTATATAGGTCTCTCAGGGAAGAGAGAATAGAAAAGGCATAAAATAAAATAGCCAGCGCTGGCTCCTAATGTAATGCTTGAGCCGGGGCGCTTAAGGCGTTGAAATACAAAAGAAAAGGCCCGGCAGCACATACGTCCACCGGGCCTTGACTAAGGGTTGACTAGGCTAGAATACTTGGACTTGGGTAGCTTGGCCGCCCTTCGCTTGAGCAACCCGGCTCGATACCCAAGACAGATAGCAGTCATTGCCCGACCACTTCGCATTCTTGTTGAGTGAGCCGTTGTGTTTCTTGGGATGCCACTCCGAAAAGCCGGAGATACGAGGAATAAGCACACCGTGTTCACCCCTAGTCATGGCACCGTGACGCGGCCAACAAACGTCTGGCTCCCCCTCACTATCCAAGATGTCGTGCTCCTGACAGACCTGCTCGATATAGTGACGCAAGTCCGAGATGTCCCTGTCACTGCTACCTTTCTTGGGGTAGACGGACCATGACACGGCCCCTGCTTCGAGCAATTCGGGTGTCGTAACCTGAATGGACATGTCCAATTTTTTAGGACGCCTGAACAAGACAAAGCTTCCAGGAAACAAGTCACTCACTGCCTCGATAACGGCTTTGGTTTCGGCGTCGTATACTTTTGTTTGTGCTGCCATAATATGCGGCCTCCATGACCGCCGAGCCCTTAGGGCCCTAGGGTTTGCGGCCCGCTTTCGTTTCGAACCGTGCCCCAAGTATACCAAGCAATTGTGGCGAAATCAAGGCAGCACATACCATGAACAAAGCGGCAACAAAGGGTGAATACATGGGGAACAAACCATAAACAAGGAACAGAACAAGAACACCTATGGCCACTCCACTTAGCTCTCTCTTAGTAAGCCCTAATTATGAGAGACTAATCCCATCAAACTAATGACTAAAGGGCGCTCTAAGAAAACCTGGGAATTCCCATGGGAACAAAGCATGAACCAAGGGTAAACAAAGGCTAAACACTTGATTTGTCAAGGGAAAATACCTTGTCAGTCCCTCTAAACCTAAGTACTCCTAGCAATGTCAAAGAAGACCAGAAGCTCTAGGGGAAGGAGGGCACGACAGGGGGACAATGCTCCTAAGCAAACATCTGATTTATAGGGGGTATGGGGGCGGCGGTTGACAGTGCGGCCAGGGCATGAGACAATTCACCCTTCGCCACCAAACCCCTTAGCACCCTAAAACTTTCAAGGGTTTATAGACAATCTTAGGAAACCTTAATAGGAGATTGCAGTATGGACACGCAAGACCTTGAGAACATACTCGATGATTCAATGGGTATAATGCTAAAAGAGCTAAAACTCTACGGCTTAAATATCCACGGCAAAGGCTCTGATGAATTCGAGTTGGCTCGAAAGATATATATGACAGCAAAACATACGTTGATAGGCCCGGATTGGTTTCGCAGAGGTCACATCCATGCCGAGCTTGATGACTTGCTAGATATCCACACCCGCATTCTAGGTCAATCTTAACACAGGAGAACACCATGATTATATTTGATTACCCATCTAAGAAAATCTTAAAGGCTTCCATAGGACAGCCTTTGCAGTGCATTGAAACCTCTTTCTTTGGCCCTGAATACCTCAGTAATGGCAGCCTAACAGGTTGCAACAGGCCACATATAACAGGGCATAAGCGTGAGTTCTTTGCCACAGTCACCATGAAAGACGACATGATCCAGGGAGTAAAGTGATGAGCACACATTCCGAAAGGATGGATTTACCCTCAGACAAACCATCGCAAGAGGCTTTTGCAAACGCTTTAGACTCAGGCCGCCTATCCCTAGATGAAAACGCCTGTAACTATATAGG